TGCCAGGCCCGTCTTGGCGGGTATCGGCAGGAGCGGTCAAGGTGACCACGGCAGAGCCAAAGGTCAGCGTGCCAAGGCTGGGCCGGGTGGCCTCAGACTCCTGCCTCGACTTCTCCTGACTGCGCAGCAAGACGGCCAGGGCCTGGGCCGCATCCACCAAGGTGACGGTGGCCGAGACGTAGGTGCCAGCCTGCTCACCACTGGGGGGCTCGGTGAACCAGCAGGCCAGGCTGGTCACGCTGAGGCCATTGGTTGAGGTGATGGACAGGCTGACGGTCGTGCCGACTACGCCACTGCTCAGCGTGTCTTCATCGGCAATCCGCAGGTTGCGCCACGTGTTGTATTCAGTGATCAGGGCTTGCCACTGGGTCGGGGTGAGCAGGCCAGCAATGCGGAAGGTGCGAGCAGTCAGCCCCGTGCGAGCCTCACCCTCGTAACCAAACGGTTGGGCCGTCAGGGCATTGGTGGTGAAGGTGCCAATGGTGACGGTCATCCCAGTGCTCCTGCGACATCACCGATAATGGAGGCTCCCGTGGCCCCGTTGAGGTTGACCTGGACGTTCCAGTCCTTCTGGACAAGGGCAGAGACGGCCTCCCGCAGCTCAACGTTGCTGGTGATCAGCCCACGCTGCACCTCGGCCAGGTCACGCTCAGCCTGGTTGACACCAGCCTCTGCCCCACGCTCGGTCTGCACATCACGGATGAACTGGGTCAAGGCCAGTAGGCCCTCTTGGTTGGCGCTGCGACCGGTTACAGCGTTATCAAAGATTGCCCGCAGGTCACCGAACAACTCCCGACCGATGCCCACGCCTTGAGAGCGGAGCAGGGTGGCCCCTTGCTCTAGGGCCTTGTTGAGTTCAGGGCCGAGGCTGATGATGGCGCTGCGGGTCCGGTCAAACTGCTCTTGACCAGACAGGAAGCGGTTGAGGCCTTCGGGTTTACCGCGCAGCTCAGCCAGCTGCAGCCTGGATTCGGTCAGCTTCTGAATGGCTTGGACATAGGCATTGGCGCCCTCGATGGCAGCCTCTTTCAGCTTGGCGGCAGCGTCCTCAATCTTCTTGGCCAACTCGGTACCGGCACCACTGAGCTTGCTATCAAGGTCACCAGCGATCTTGTCGGCCTGCTTGGCTCCTTGCCCGGTCAGGTCTGGGAACTTGAGGGGCTCGGAGTTGGCCCAGTCTTGCCACTTGCGCTCGACCAGCTTGTATTCGCCTTCAATGAACTTGCCAAGCCACCAGCTTTGGTGATGTCCTGAAAGAACTTGCCGGGGTCGCGAACGGCACGGAATGATAGCTCCGCATTCTTGGCAAGCTGAGCACCGAGCGCAGAGGCAGCCAAGAACACTCGCCGAACAGCGATCTCAGCATTTATAAATCCTTGGATGAACTTCTCTTGGTCAATGTTCTCAAGGGTGGTACTGATAAAGCTGATGCCATCAGCAATGTTCTTGATAACCACCTCACCAAGGCTGCGCAGGCCAGCAGCAATCACCTCAATCACGCCAGGGCTGTCCCCAAGCACCTGCGCAAACCGCTGAGCTTCCTGCGTCAACGGCGCAAAGAATTTGGTGATTGAATCGAGGTCAGGGAACGCAGCGTCAAAGACCTCATTAATCACGCGGAAGGCTGCCGACAGTGCCGGGGCCAAGGCCGTGGCAAACCCACCGAACAGCTGGCCAAGATTGTCGAAGATGTTGTTGAACTGAGTATCAACCGACTCACCTGCCAGCTCCAGTGCCTTCATGTCGCCAGTGGCCAGCACTAGAGCAGCATTGAACTTGTCAATACCAATCTGGCCCTTGCTCATGGCATCCTGCAGGGCCCTACCAGAAAGGCCAGTGACCTGCGAGAGTTCCTGCGTCAGGTCAACACCAGCCTCTAGCAGTTGCAGGTTCTCCTCACCCGTAAGCCTGCCTTTGGCGAACACCTGCGCATAGATCAAAGCCAAGCGATCAAGCGACTGGCCAGACTGTGCTGCAATGGCACCCACGCGGTTGATGGTGCCGTTCAGGTTTTCAACGCTGACGCCAACAGCCAAGAACCTCTGGGCCGACTGCAGGATCTCCTCATTCTTGAATGGGGTCGTCTTACTCAGGTCAAACAGCGCCTGCCGTAGCTGGGCCGCAGCCTCAGCGGAACCCGTCAGGCCAGTAAAGGCAGCCGTCAGCTTTTGAATCTGACCAGCAGACTGCGTGGCCGCAAAGCCGATGCCCGCCACTGCAGCACCAACGGCAACAACAGACGCAGCAGCACCAGCGAGCCCCGTCGTGATCGCCCCAAAAGCACCGCCAAGGTTGGGCCCCTTCACACTGGCAAACGCACCCTCAGCCTTTTGCTTGGCCTGATTCAGCCCAGCATTGAACTGCTTATCGTCAACGGTCAGCGTCAGTACCGCTTTCCCAAGCGAGTCTGCCACTGCCCCTCTCTCTCACTGCCCCTAGGTTGCCGGAAAGCTAAGCCACAGGCGTGTAGACGATGGCATCAGCATTAGCTTCCCTTGCCAATGCTTCCCTCGTCCTGGCCCTCCCCAAAGCTGGCACCGTCACTGATGCCACCACGGGCAACGTCACGGCAGCCACTGAAAACGTGACTATCTCAGCGTTCCTGCGGCAGGGTTCACCCGATAAGACCGAGCTGCCAGGCGTTGAGGCCTACACCGAAGTGTTTGAGGGGTATGCCATCAACCCGCAAGCACTTGATGCCAGGGTCAAACCCGGCACTCGCGGCACGCTTGCCTTTGCTGGCCAAGCTGCCAAGACCTGCGAAATCCTCGCTGCTCGTCATCCGTATGGCACGACAGGGCTGATCGGCAGCACACTGCAATCTGTCATTGGCGACCGGATCAGGGTGGCGATCTATGGTCAGCGTTAAGGCCTCCTACAAGCTGACCGGCTGGAATGCCACCCAGCTCAAGCTGCGCATCCCCACAATCATGACGGCCTATGGCAAGGCCATGGATCAGCAGCTCAAAGAGGAAATCCAACTGGTGCAATTCAGTTGGCCGGTCACGACCTACCGGCGCAACGGCACCATTGAAGGCAGCCCACGCGACATCGTGGACACTGGGGCATTCCTCAAATCCCAGCGCCGCAACCGCATCAATGCCACCACCATTCAATTCTCTTGGGGGAACAGTGGTGTGACCTATGCCGGATACATCCTCCGTGGTGTCCCCGGCAAGGCTTACCCTCCCCGCGACTGGATCGGATTGGCCCTCAACAACCTCCCGCTAGAACCCTTCTTTGCCAAGCAATGGCGAAGCCTGGCTAGGCGTCAGCTCTAGCCATGAAAAAGGGCTGACAACTGCCAGCCCCTCCTCAAACCCCCTACCCTGCTCAGCTGACCGTTGCCACCTCAAACACAGGGGCCACATCGCTGCCAGAACCGCCAACGTCAGCCAGGGCGACCGTCAACCGATCACCCACGCGATAGTTGGTTCCACCGGCAATGATCGTCGGCGCGGCAGACACTGCGCCACCACCAGCAACGATGATGTCAGCCGTTGCACCAAGGCCAGAACCCACACCAGCCGCAGGATCGCTGCTGATCAGCGTCTTGCCGCTGTAGGTCGCAGGGGTCAGCCCGCTACCACCAGACACCACCGTCAGCGTGGCAATGGGGTTGCCCTGCGGATACCACTTGAGCTGCCCATAGCCGCGCATGGTGAAGCTGACCGTGGCCACGTTGCCAGCCTGCACACTTTCCTGAAATCCCTCCACGAAGCAGATGCCAGCGTGGAATTCGGCATTGTCACCAGAGCCGTCCTTGACCGGCGACTTGCGGTAGACCTCCAGCGTGGTCCCTGCTGCACCATTGAGCCAGGCACGCTTGATGATCCGATAGCCCTCGCTGCCAAGGCTCAGGTTCATTTCAGCGGGAGTAGACCAGCCGATGCCAGTGATCAGCGGGGTCTTCCACCCATACTCAGACGAATAATCAATGGGGGCATCAGTTGAATCACTGCTGCCTTCCATGGAGGCATTGGTCAGCGAAATCACCTCAGTCATGCCAGCCGTTGAAGTCGGCGCGGTGCTGGAGGTAGTACCCAACTTGACAAAAAGTTGGTAGTCGAACGACGCGAAGTAGCCAGAGGTCATTGACTTTGGGGGTTTTAATCAAGTTTGCCCCGCATACCCCGAGGCCTCCTGTGCCTCAAGCCATTCCCACGGCGTTGGCTGATTCGACAGGTGCAAGTCAAACCCCATCGTTTCATGGGCAATCCCTGCCGTGGCCACCAGGGCATCCTTCAGCTCATCCATGGCACACCGGAGCCGGTCGCACACTTGCTCCACGGACAGGCCCTCATCAATCAACCGCCGAGCACTGCTGCCCAGTTCCCTGACCTTATGGGGGGCCTTGATTCCCCAGTTGTTGCCCCGCAGGTAATGCAAGACCTCACCGTGGGCAAAACACCAGAGGACAGTGCTCAGCTTGCCGCGCTTCGGATCCCAGGCCCTGAATGCCTTGATCGCTGCAAAATCAACGCAGCTGTTGATGTCCTCAATGGCCATGCAGTAGCGGTACTTCTTGGCCAGCTTGGCCTGGAAGAATTTGACCAGCTTGATGTTCTCGGCATAGAGGCGGCCAAACTCCCGCTGCTCACGCCGACTCAACGGTGTGCTGAGCAGATCAGTGTTGCGCTTCTTCTGCTCGGCAACCCCCAGCCCAGCAAACATGTTCAGCTGGCTGGTGGCTTCCATCAGCTTCGTTGCACCTTGACGGTGCCGACACTGCTGACCGGCCCACTGAGGCATAGGCACCCGAGGATGCCCTTGAGGGCAGGCACCATCGTCAACGCATTGGTGTAGACCGGGGCGCCGCCACCATCGCGGAAGTCAACGCTGATCACGTCGATGCGGGCAGCCTTGAGGTTGGCATTGGGGATGCCAGGGATCAGCTCACCCACTGCCGGGTTGCTGCTGGTCAGCAGGCCCGCGTCAGCCAGCAGGGCTTCAGCCAGCTCAAACGTGGCCCGCTTCAGCTCAGGCGGGAGCACATTGCTGGCATACGACTTCTCCCCGCAGGTTGCATCAGACCGTGGCCAGAGCAAGGCTTGGGTGGTGCTGGCCTTGGTGCCGACCCACTCCAGC